AAGACTGGCTCTGGTACTGCTAATACTTTAGAAGCAGAGTCAAACGTAGTTATAGATTCGTCTGGAAACGTAGGTATAGGTACAACAAGTCCATCTGGGAAACTTAATTTAGCTACAGGAGCTTCTGCTGCTTGCGAGTTACGTTTAACATCAAATAATACTGGATCAGGTTCTGGAGATAGAGGACGTCTCTCTGTCTATAGTTCTAGAAATGATGGAACAGCTTTTGAAGCTGGAAAAATAGAAATAGATAGAGAATCGGGAACAGAAGATAAAGCACGAATCCAATTCTTTACAAACGGAGGTTCTGGTAATACAGAACGTGTGCGTATAGATTCGTCTGGAAACGTAGGTATAGCTCGAACTTCTCCTGATGCAAGATTACATATAGATACAAGTCATTATGTTGTATCAAATTCTGGAATATCAACAACTGGTATTCACCTTGATGGTGCTCATGGAAATACTGGAGAGTACGGCGGTGGAATTTCTTTTGCTTGTGGAGGTGCTGGTTCTGCTGGAATAGCAGCTAGACAAGCTTCAACAAGTCAACACAGAGTTGGTCTATCATTCTTTACGCATGATACAACTACTTCTACAGATAATGCAGTAGAGAAGGTAAGACTTCATGATAGTGGAGAAGTTTCATTTAACAATGGAATTTGTCTTGGTAATAGCTTAACTCTTGCTGCTTCCAATACAATGGACGACTATGAAGAGGGAACTTTCACTCCAGTATGGCTTTGGAGTCCTAATGATGTAAGTGATGAATCCTATGCAACTCAATCGGGTCAATATGTAAAAATCGGAAAAACGGTATTTTTCCGTATTGAATTAACTCTATCAAACAAAGGAACTGTAAGTGGTGCTGGTTATGCACAAGTAGCAGGTTTACCATTTCAATGTGGTGGACCTTCTAGTGTTTCAATAGGTTATTTTGATAATTTTGGCTCGTTTATGCCAGCAATAGCTGCTGTTAGTACGTCTGAACAAATATATATTGCCCAACTTAATAGCGGTGGATATTCACAAGACTTACAACATTCACACATGAATAACAGTACAAGAATATATGTTGGTGGTACTTATTTATCAAACTAAACCTAAACCTATTTTAATCGGAGATTAATCTTAATGGCATTAACTGAATCAATAGAATACGACAAGATAGAAGTTGTCGGTCAATATAAAGCGGTGCAAGTCCGCAAAGCAACCGTCATCAAAAAAGACGGTGTTGAATTGACAAGATCTTTTCATAGACATGTGTTAAATCCAGATGCAGACATAAGCAAAGAACCAGAAGAGGTTAAAGCTATATGTAATGCAGCTTGGACAGATGCGGTAAAAGACGCATGGAAGAAATCCCAAGAATAATAATTCCGAATGCACCAACAATAGAAACAATATCCATCCCTTTACCTACAGCTGACGTTCCATCATATAAAATGATAATCGTTCCACCTAGCGATCTTGAACGTCCAGAAGGTACGGAAGAAATAAAGACGGAAACTGAAACTAAACCACCACCTAAATTAGATATACCTGTATTAGATATACAGTTACCTCTGCCAACGGCTGAAGTCGTAGCAACTGCAACATATGCAGCTGTGGCAGCAGTAGCAACCACCACCCTAGCTACACCATTCTTCGATCAAATAAAGAAGAAACTACAAAAATTCATTCAAGGTAAAATTAACAAATGGAAGGAAAACCACCAGAAGAAAGGAAAAAAGGACTAATAGGTAAACTAAAAGATGTTGCTGAAGATAAGGAACATCAAATAGAAATCTTAGGTACTTTTGTTAGACTTGGCGTAGTGGTGTGGTCAGGTTTTATTATTACAATGAACTACGTAGATCTACCAATGGTAAAGAAATCTGGCAATTCCGATATCACTTTCGTGGCTTCGGTCTTTACAGGAGCTTTAGCTACATTTGGTTTAACTACTGGCAAGAGTAATACTAACAATAAGACACTTGAATGCCCAATGGCAAAGAAATCAGAACCTACATCAAAAGCATGAAGAAATGGTTAATACTCTTAGCTCTGTTGTCACCCGCAGTAGCGAGAGCAAATACTGTTACGCCTCAGTTTACTCAGGGGTCGATGAACAGTACGACAACAACAACTCAGACTGTAACAGAAACTATTCAGACTCAGGTGTTTGGTGGAAAGCTAGACAGTTGGACTGGAAGCAATATTACAGCAACCTCCGCAACTTCTGGAGGAATAACAGCAACAGATACGGTATTCGACATCTCAACAGCTGGAGACGCATTCCAGCTAGAGACGGTTACCAGAGCTGCAGGAGTAATAGAGCAGATAGACGTGACAAGAAACATCACCACAAACGCTACTACTACTTCCTTATCGGTCTTCTCTCAATAGGAAGTCCTGTTTACGCCGAAGGCGAAACGAACAACACATCTAATCCCGTGGCCGCAGCGACTGGAAATGTCACCAATCAGGCTGTGCAATTTCAGAACAATGGTGCTCAAAGTAGACAATACTTTGGTCCTAACATAAGCTGCAACGGGAGTACGATGACCTTCTCACCATTCTATATGGGTAATCATACAGAACCCAGAACATGGAATGATGACCTTCAAAGTCTTAGGCAAGAGAGTTACACTAAAGGAGAAAACTGGGGTTTCCAGCTTAACTTTATGGTTCCATTAGATAGAGAATCTATAAAACAATGTAAGTCTATTGCTAAGAGACAAGAAGAAAAAATGAGACTCGACTATGAATTAGTTCGAGCATTAAAATGTGCAGAGTTACAACAGAAAGGTTTTACTTTTCATCCTAATTCAAAGATGAAAGTATTATGTCAAGATGTTGTACCTATTTCTGCATTATTACCACCTAAACCCAAAAAGAAATTTGGATTATTCTAACACCTAATTAAAATGATTACTTTACTCAAACCAATTATTCTAACTTTTGCTAAGTCTGACTCAGTTAAAAGACTCATCTTGGATGTTCTTAAAAAGTTAGTCGCTACCACAGATAACCAGCTAGATGATGCAGCTGTAGAGCTTATTGAAACTAAGATATTCGTATCCTCTAAATAGTTTTAATGACTCCATTACTACCTTCACCTGAACATTATCTACAAAATTTAATATCAATGCAAAGTCCTGATGCCAAAAAGCTTTGGAGAAAAGCTATTAAGGAACACTTTAATTGTCAATGCGTTTATTGCGGAGAATTACATGAATTACACAACCTTACTATCGACCATGTTCGGCCAAAATGTAAAGGTGGCAAAGATGTCACCGCTAATGTTGTACCATCATGTCGTCGATGTAATCAGGAAAAGGGTAGTAGAAATTGGCTTGATTGGATGCGAGCCACGTTTGGATATCATCCAACACGGGAGCACGTGATCCTGTCTCATATAAATTAAAATGAACAAAGCTAACGAAGAGCAATTTAATGAATTGCATAACCTTGTCACTACTGAATTCCTTAACCGGGTTCGTAGTGGTGAGGCAACCACACAAGATCTCAAAGCAGCTTGTGATTGGTTAAAAACTAATGATATTAGTGGTGTAGCCTATGATGGTAACCCTTTAGATAAGTTAAACAACTTAATACCTAAGGTAGATCCAGAATTAGTTAAAAAGAGGTTATATAAACATGTCAACATCTGAATACTATAAGAAAAACCCTGCAGCACGTAAACGACGTAATGCACAGCAAACACGTTATAATAAAAGTGGTAAAGGTAATGCTATTGCTAAACGAGCTAACCGTGCCAACCGTGCCTTAGGTACTTATGGTAATGGTGATGGCAAAGATGCTGCACACACAAGTAAGAATAGAGCAAAGTTACAATCTCCAAGTACAAATAGAGCTAACCCTAGAAAGGGTAAGAAGTATTCGTCTGGTAAAGGGAGGAAGATCTCGTAATGGAACTGGAATTATTAGAAACTTTACCTAATGGAAGGAAGATATATCTTCGTCCTAAGACTAATCGGAGTGCAGTTAAACAAGCAGCAATCAAGATAAACAATACTTGGCGAGAGTTTGGTAAGAAAAATCTCGAGCTAAAACCTTTATTTCAAGATCAAGCAGGAAAACTTCATGAAATTGAAGCTGGTGGTGAAGATTTTAAAAATGCTGATAATCCAAAAGGTTATAAATTTACGAATTATGTAAATCATCTTAAAAGGAATTTGTTAAGATCATCAAGAGATAAATCCGCAATAGTTAAGCTGTCTGAAGTTGAAGAAGCTACAAGACAAGTGTTTCCCGATTTAAGTAAAAAAGAGAACAAGCTTTTTGCTAGAGCATTGTATGATTTTAATGAACAAGAAATAGGACGAATTCTTGCTTCAAGAAAAACAGATGAATCGACTGATCATGTTAGATCACTTGCTAAAGGAGGATTAAATTGGTTTTCAAATCTACTTAATATTGAAACTGAAATAAATTTAAAAAAAGGTGCTAAAGATTTACCAGACGCAAGTTATAAAGATATAAACAATCCAGCAAGTAGAATAGAAACTATTAAAGCTTCTTTATCTAATGATATAAGAACAGGTAACCCTAAGTATAAAGCTGATGTAATTGCAAGTTATTTTAAAGGAGAAACTGCTAAAAAGATAAAAAAAGGCGATATACGTGGCGAAACTTTTGCATTCTTAGACAAAGTAAGTCTTGATGATGATTTAAGAGTACAAGGCGATGGGACTGCAGTATTAGCAGATGCAACAAGAAAAATTAATTGGAATCAACTAAGTGAATTAGGTAATATTCCTGTTGCAAAACAATTTTCAAAGAATATTGCAAGTTCAGTTGGACCAACTAATATAGCTACTAATATAGCTTTGAATCCATCTTTAATGCAGCAAATTGGTGCAAGAGTACATAAAGGTAAACCGATAGATTGGAAAGGATTTGGTAAAGAACTTGGAAAAGACATAGCTTGGGATACTGTATTTGGTGGAGTAACTCTGGCTGCACTAAAAAGACTTGGTCCGCTGTCTCCTGCTTTAATGGTTAAACCTATTTATTCTGCAGCTGATGCTTATGTAGAAGGTGCAACAGGTAAAAGTATTACAGATCGTTATGAGCAATATAGAGAGGATAAAGCACCTTTCTCTGAGAAGAGAATAAAAGAATCTGGATTAATCCCTAAATATATACAACCTAATACTGAATCTGGTGTTGCAGAACTTAAACAGTATGATCCTTATGAAGGTATTAGTACATTATGACAGACGTTTTAACATCATTACAGGAAGACTTTAAGCTGTTCCTACAAGCTTTGTGGGATCAGCTAGATCTTCCAGAACCTACAAGAGCACAGTATGCAATTGCTGATTACCTGCAGAATGGTCCCAAGAGACTTCAGA